TTAAATTTAATATCTTTTGAATTTGAGCTTCAATCATAGGACCACGATTTGGCCATTTGATAACTGGCTGGTCTGCTGTCTTCAATAGTTTAGATAGAAATGGTAGTATTAGTTTTTCAACCTGCACTAATCTTTGTTTATACTCTTCTACAGTATCATCTTTTTCGGCAATAACAGCTTGATACTCTTCCTCATCAATTGCGGTGAAACCAAAATCGTCATCACCATACTCAGCCATTACTGCTGATATATCGAATTTCTTATTCATTATTTTGAGCCTTGTGGTATGGGTTCTATAAAATCAATAAAACTTTCTTTCACTAACAAGTCATCATCTTTAACATTTTTCATTTTCTGTGAAATCAGTTTCTTTGCTTCTAGAACTAATGACAAAAATTCAAAAATTAAAGGTATGTCTTTAGCATTATTCCTGTAGAACCTAAGAATTTCAGTCTTTTCTGCTTGTCGTTTATATATCGTAGGAGTTCTTTTGGTTTTTAATATATTTGAATTTAATGTCTGTTCGACCCACTTAACAAACGCATTTGTTAAATTAGGTTCTGTGAGTTTATTTCTTTTGATTGCTGTGTATGTTTTGAACTGATTTTTTAGTGTATCAGAAGTGGATATTCTATTTAATGTTAGTGTGTTTATATCTGAAAGTAATCTAGAAGCTTTCATCAAATTTTCTGATATCGACAGAATATCTTCACGTGTTGCCAATTCTGTTCCTGAAAGTCTTTCTTTTAAAGAATTCAAAACACGCAAGATTTGTTTTGCGCCAACAACACCTTTACCAAATAAAACATCTTCTATATGTTCTATTTTAGGTGTTTTAGTTTGTTCTGATTCTAAAAAAAGCACTCGTTTTGAGTGCTCTTTATGTTCTTTGAATTTGTGCATCAACTATTTATGCATCCAAAAAACTATTCTCGTGGAAATTTAACTACGGATTTAATGTGTTCACATAGCTCGTCTACAGAAGAAACGATAGTTTTACTTGTTATCCAATCACCCTTTTCGGTGCTACCTGTAAATTCTAATGTATATCCGTTATCAAGAATACTTACGCTAACGTTTTCAACACCCTTAACTATATCTTTATAATTATTTTTCATACACTAATCTCCTATAATTTAATACCTTGCACGTTTTTAAATTTATTCTCTTTATTGCCGAATGTATTCAATGGTTTATCGTTTTGACCAGAATCTGATATATCTGTTTGAGCTGATTGCTCGGCATCATATAATCGCATTTTTGACCTATCAACACCCACAACAAATCTTTTAAAATGATTGGGGTCAGAATAACGATTTTTTAATTGCTTTACCATTATTTGACCTAGCTGTTCTAACTCTTCAGTCGATATCAAAGCAAACATAAAATCGGCTGTTGCAGGCAAACCGAACGACTCTGACGTATCTTCAAGTCCAACGTCAGTATTTGAAAAACCTGACCGAGTAGTTTGAGTGGCTGAAACAACAGGCACATTATTCTCTACAGCAAAACCTCTTAACTCTTCCGCAATACTTTTAATGTATGTATATGAATTAACTGAACCACCCTGTTTAATTCTTGATGACGCACATATATTCAGATAGTCGATAAACACAATATCAGGTTTGAAATTCTTCTTTAATTTCAATTCATTAATCAATGCTTTGAAGTGTAATACGGAAGCACCTGCAGTAGGATATTCTTTGATAATCATCTTACCATGAGTTTTTGATTTAAGATTAGCAAATCGTTTTTCATATTCTTGCTTACTAATATTCTCTATATCACTCAAACTAACATTCAGTAGATTAGCATCAATACGCTCAGCAATGCGTTCTTCTGCCATTTCCATAGTGATATACAAAACATTCAAACCTTGAGATATTGATGACGCTGCCATATGACACATGAACATTGACTTACCAACACCTGTACCAGCTAGACATATATTAAGTGTCTTTAGTGGCAAACCACCCTTAGTAATCTTATTGAATAGGTCTAAATCGAACTTAACACGAGATTCTACTTTATGATAGAAGTCGTATCGAGATTGATAATCATCAACATAATCATGTCCAACATTTCTGTCAAAAGATATCGCTAGTGCATCTGATAGTAGTTGTGGTATCTCACCTTTAGCTTTGGTACCTGTGCTATCATCGAGTATAGAGACAGATTCCATAATAGCATTATATATGGCTTTATCTTGACAAAACTTCTCTGTTTGTTCGACTAACCATATCTGGTCTGTTGGTTGGTCTTTACGTTTATCAATATCACGTAGTGTTGATACCGCAGACTGAACTTCTTCTTCTGTTCGTTTACTAGATTCTGTTAGATTAATTACCAGAGCTTCGTGTGTCGGTAAAGTTTTATATTTGTCAATAAAACTTCTAACTTCTCTAAAAATATTTTTTTCTGTGTTATCTGTGAAGAAATCTTCTTTTATAAATGGAAGCACTTTTCGAGTGTATTCCTCATTATAAATCAAATTCTTCAGTATCGATAGTTCGAGTCTGTCCATAAACGTCTTCTTTTAATATAAGTTGGGTAAGTATATCACCCATGAGTGTACTGAAGTCATCACATATTGTCAACGAATCAATAGTGTGATTAGCTGGATTAATGATGTTATAACCAAACTGTAGTTTAGCCATAACACCCTCTTCTACAATCTTAGCACTATTATAGTGATAGAGAACATTGATATACTTACCTCTAAGTATTTTAATTGCTGTGAGGTCAGAATCTTCAATGTTCACTAACTCAAAATCAATGCCTTCTTTAATCTGCTTCGTCTTCGAGAACTTCTTCCAGAACAGGATTTTCTCCCATAATATTTCCATAAGATATTTCATATTTTCTCTCTACAAATTCTTTGAATGCTTTATTATCAATCAAACCTTTCCAAAATTCGTCTGTTTGTGTTTTTGCAAATCGAACATTTTCGCCAATCTCACCAGTCTCTTTATCGACTTTAGCATACCAACCTGGTTTTGGTTTAGTTACGAAACCACCTTCGATAGCAACATCAATTAAGCCAGAGTATTTCTGAATACCGCCATCCATAGTTACCGTGATAGGTATTTTTGACTTCTCACGAACATAACGAGACTTCTCAACGTTAATGATAAAGTTATACCCCACTAAATCTGTTCCATCTTTTTCTTGTTGGCGACCTAGAATAAAGATATTATCTGCTGAATAGTAAGAACCAGTGCCACCACCAACAACATCTTTAGCATACATTTCCATAGTTTTGTATGTATGGTTAACTACAATCATAGGTATATCTTTAAGCGATAAGTGTGGAGTTACCATACGGAATAAACTCTTAACTTGCTTTGCTCGAGACATATCAGTGACAGACTTTTGGTCTAAACTATCTTCTACTTCTTTTTTAGAAGCTAAGTTACCGATTGAATCGAGAATAATAATTAATTTATCACCACGTTGAATGTCTTGTAGTTGATTCATGATATCAAACTTTAACTGCTCAATATCTGTAAGCGGTGTATGAATTACTCTGTCCATATCAATCTGAAACGATTCAAAATATTGTTTTGGTGTACCGAACTCTGAGTCGTAAAACAACATCACAGCTTCTGGATATTTGTCCATGTAAGATTTAGCCATTAATAAGCTAAAAGCAGTCTTAAAGTGTTTAGATGGACCTGCCCACATAGTTAAACCAGGGGTCAAACCACCATCAAGTCTACCAGACAACGCAACGTTGACCATAGGCACACCTGTCGTAATCATATCTTTCTCATTAAAGAATTTTGATTTTGCTAGAATAGCACTGTCTTTAATCGTGCTATTCTTTTTAATTTTATCTAATAAACTCATATTTTTATATTCCTTTATCACTAGTTTTAACTTCATTAATAACAGATTGCGACAAAACTATTACCATAATGTGTTTTGTTTCTCTGTGTTCCAACCCATACAATTCAAAATAATTTTAATTGGATCCAGAAAGGTCTTTTCGAATTGTGTATCATAGTCAATATATTGCTGTATGTCAAACTCTTTCGGCAATCTATTTGGAAAAGATATTACGGTATCTTTAAATGGATTAGGCACAATCAAATAAGTGAATTTAACTTTCTCACCTTCTTGTATAAGTTGATACTTATTTGTTAACTTCATCTTCTTTAAATTGTAATTATATACAATAGCACCTTTAACATGGATAGGTGTACCTTTCTTATACAAAGTAACTGTATCTGAATAAACGTTCAACCCATTGAGGCCTCTTGGAAATGATATTTCTTCTACTGGCAAGTGTTTGAATTCATTACGAAATTTCTCAATAAATTCGTGCATATCAGTCTCTTTTCCAGAAATCATAATTTTAATAGATTCTTTCATCTTTGCACGAACTACGGAAGGTGTTGATGATTTAATCATTTCTAGACCAGTTACTTTAACATATGGTTCAGCATATTGAACACCCTCGTTATTGTATACATTTAGAATATATCGCTTCTTGGCAGTCCATATACCCTTATCTGCCAAAGCTTCTCGCTTCATCTGCATTTTTTGACGATAAGCATTCATATATTCAGCAAGCTCACCAAAACTCTTATCTATGTAGGGTTGTAGTCTCTCTTCACAGACTCTATCCATAAACTCGATTACTTTTTGCTTAGGCATCGATACTGCACCATCAACACCATATACTTTATTGACAAGTGCACCAAGTCTCAGATAGGTAGAGTCTGTATCAACCGCAATCACGTAGTCTTCGTTCGTAGATAATAGCTTGTTCAGATATGCGTTAATCTTACTTT